GAGAGACTATCTCCTTCAGTATACGTTTGGACCGAACAAACGATTTTGCTTGTTTAAAAAACTTAATTAAAAAAGGCTACACTTTAGGAAATTATGAAGGACCTGTGGCTGACGATAAAAATTTAGTTGAGATGGTTCAGAAGTACTATAACACTGGGTTTTTTAATAACCAAACAGCAGCACAAAGAGGAAAACAACTAAAAGAGTTGTTAGACCTTGGAACCGTTGCTGATCTTGAATACATCTATACCGCTGTAAACGGTCCGGGATGGAAAAACATTACTGGTCGTAAAACTGGCGACATCGGATACCTAAGCGCAACTTTGTTAAGAATTGATATAGGACCGCTGTCTTACATTGGCTACATTAACTCATTAAACGTAACTCATCTCTCTTTTAGCCAAGACATGACCCCTATTCGTACCGACGTATCTATTGCAATGAACTTAATGGCGTCGGCTGGTATTCAAGATAAGAAGGAGTCGTAATGGGAATTTTTCAAGGGTCACGCTACGAGTATTCAGTAATTGATTTTGTATCTGTTAAAGAAAACTCTGACTCAAACCCTATTGTTTTTTACGCTTTTGAAGATTTAGGAAGCTTCAACTACACAGAGCACACATATATTTTAGGCGAGCGTTTAGACACAATTGCTCATTTGTATTACCGTCGATCTGATCTTTGGTGGATTATTTTAGACTACAACCCAGAGATAACAGACCCACAAAACATAAAGCCCGGAACTGTACTTAGGATTCCTCGTGTTTAACTTTGTACAGGTTGGGTTTCCTTCTGCAAACATATCGCCGTCTCGTGTCTCTGACATGACACTTTGGCAAGAGCGGTACAAGCACGAGTTTGGTTATTTTCAATTTCGTGAGGTAGACGTAGACTTTGATGATATTAGACCGGGAACTCCTGTTGAGTTTACAATTAATGGAGACAACGGTAGTCGTGACTACAACGCATATGTACATCACGTTGAGCCCGTAATAAGCCCCGGTGTAAACTTTGTAAGAGTTCATTTTATTGGAGCTTCCTACTACTTAAAACAGACTTCCCAACAAGTTTACAAAAAACTAACCGCTGATCAAATTGTTGTAAAAATTGCTAAAAGAAACAACTTTTGTTACAAAGCTGAACCGCATCCACGTGTGTACGATCAAGTCTCACAAGCTGGTCTAACTGACATGGAAATGTTACAAAAATTAGCAAAACAATGTGGATACTCTTTGCGTATTACAAACTCTGAAATTCATTTTCAACCAGTAACAAAGCTGTTTGATCAAGAACGAGAAAATGCTCCTACCTTTGTACTTCGTGACTCAAACGATCCTCAAGGATCTACTCTTTACTCCTTTAAGCCTCTTATTGGCGAAAGTTTAGACCACGACGGAGAAATAAAATCAGCGGCGGCAATGTCGGGTGTGGATAAACACACAGGAAAAGTTATTCAGTTAACTAATCAAAAACGACCTAAGCCCGCAAAGAAACAATATGAGCCTGAGTTTTTTGACAGTTTCTCTACTGGAGTAGTGGTTAACGACTACGACATGGCAAAAAACGAATCTAAGTCTGTGGATGAAAGAACTAGGTTTCCATATCGTGCTACCGCAAAAGTTCTTGGAGATCCTAACTTGCATCCAGATATGCCAGTGTATTTAGACGGTGTGGCATCAGCGTACGCGGGTTATTGGGTGGTGCTTAAAGCGGAACATGTAATTGATTCTGAAGCGTATAGCAACCAACGATACGTAACAATCTTACATTTAGGAACTGACTCTTTGGGTTCGGCTGGAACTAGAGCTGGTATGGCTAAGGGCGGTAAAAGAACGGGTGAAGTACCAAATAGTCGTCCAAAAAGAACAATTATTCCTAACGTTAGACAAACTAACAAAAAGGGTAGGACTACGCTTAAAAAGGGAACAAAAAACGCAAACAAAAACTCCCCAGTTGGTTTTGGAAAAATAGGAAATCGCGCTAAACCTAAATCTGCTGGAAAGACTATAATTGCAACTAAGTGGGCAAGTACATCTGGAAATTTAGTTAAAATAACTAAAAAGACTGGGAAGTCGGCAGTTGTTGTTAAAAAACTTAGGAGAACAAATGGATAAGTTCTATGGCATATATAGAGCCGTTTGTATGGATAATGCCGACCCTATTGACAAAAATCGTATTAAAGTTCAAGTTCCTCAGGTGCTTGGGCAATCTATTAGTGACTGGGCTTGGCCGTGCCTTCCTGTACTTTCTAACGCTAACCACCCTGACCACAAAAAGCACCTAGCCTCTGAGGTAGCCGCGCTTCTTAATGCTCATGCAGATCATGCAATTTCAGGAACTACTGGTGGAACTACCGTTTCTACTTTTGGCTCCCACACCCACACCTTTAGCTATACCGCAGCACATACCAATAACCACACAGGTAAGAGCCCTGACACTACGTGGAACTTAGATCATGCTCACGATACGGATCCAGATGAAGAAAATAAATGGAATGACAATCTAGAAATAACTACAGAATTTCCTGAGCACACGCCTCACAGGTTGGTGCCGGATTTAAATCAAGGTGTTTGGGTCATGTTTGAAGGCGGAGACCCTAACTTTCCAATATGGATGGGAGTATTTTAATGGCATCATCAATTTCATTACCGTTTTCGTTTAACACATCGGGGGCTATTGATACAACTACTTTAGCCTCTAAGCAATACCAAGACCGTGTTTTAGGGGTAATTTTTACAGCACCTGATAGTAGAGTCATGCGACCTACATATGGAACAGTTGCTGCTGGAGCGGTGTTTGAGCCAGAAAGTGTTGTGACTGAGTATGTGAGCAAGGCTATTGGCGCTGCTTTTAACCAGTACCTGCCAGAGCTAAGCTTGACGCGACTTTCTGTAACAAAGGAGTCAAGTAGCTTAGGAGTTGATGCGCTCAATATTTCTGTAGAATACGAGCTACCAAACAAACAGGTGGACAGTCTTGACGTTAAGGCTGGAACCTTTACCCGATCTGGCGATCTAATTCAGGAGCTTGCATAATGGCTGACTTTGTCCCACAAGTTGATTACACCTCCCGTGATTACGCCTCAATCCGTGAAGACTTAATTAATTTAATTCCTCTTTACGCCCCACAGTGGGTAAGCCGTGACCCAGCCGATTTCGGCATTGTTTTGCTAGAAATGTTTGCTTATATGGGCGACTCACTTAATTACTACATTGATAGAGCCGCTAATGAGTCTTTCTTGTCAACAGCAAGCCAGCGAGACAGCGTTTTGCGTATTGCAAATGTTCTTGGCTACACCCCTGTAGACAGCATCCCAGCAACCACTACATTATCGTTTTTTAACAGCACTTCTGCTTCTATTGTCGTGCCTGCTGGAACTCAAGTAGCTAGCACAACTGTAGTAAATGGAACAAACACGCAAATTATATTTGAAACAGACGCAGCCGTTACCGTTCCAGCAAATGGCAATATCAGCGTAGCCGCAACCGAAGGTGAGACTATCTACGAGGAGGTTGCGGGAACATCTGATGGAACCTCTGATCAAGAGTTTATTCTTTCCGAAACCCCTGTTATTAGTAACAGCATTTCAGTAACAGTAAACGACACCGTGTACTCACCTGTTACTTACATTATTGACGCTGGTAGTTCAGACGCTGTTTTCTACAGCACAACTGACGCGGACGAAGTTACTACTATTATTTTTGGAGACGGAGTTAGTGGAAGAATTCCACCAGCAAACGCTGAAATTCTTGTAGCCTATCGAATTGGCGGAGGAGCCCAAGGAAACGTAACTGTTGGAACTTTAAACAGTATTGTGACAAACTTTACTCCCGGTTTAACTGTAACAAATGCGGCAGCAGCCTCGGGTGGAGTAGACGCAGAATCTACAGACTCTATTCGTTTAAATGCTCCAGCAAGTATTCGTGCTATTCAACGAGCCGTGTCTCTTAAAGATTATGCTGACCTAGCACTTCAAGTTCCGGGAGTTGCAAAAGCAACCGCAACATCAGAAGTTTACTCAAGCATTAATCTATATGTTGCCCCAGCGGGCGATACTGGACTAGACGGCTCTGGAAATTTAACAGCCGTTTTTCAACAACTTGGAAATAGAATTGCTCAATTTTTTGTAGATAAAACTCCACCAAATGTAAGTATTACATTGCTTCCTCCAACGTTTGTTGGTGTAAACATTACGGTTACAGTAAATGCTTTACCTCAGTACAAGAGAAGTGTTGTTAAGAGTAACGCGGAAAAAGCATTACAAGAAATTTTAACATTTGACAACGTTCAATTTGCTGACCGTATTTCTTTACACTATGTAATTGAGGCTCTTGCCGCAACACAAGGTGTAGCGTATTCAAATCCTACTTTAA